TACACGAGATTGACGATCAGGTTTATTGATCGCCATGCTTTCATGAGCATTTTCTCGCATCATATCGTGATCAACGGCATCTAAAAGGTCTTTACTCTTTCCTTTAAAGTATTGACTTCTTTCTTGCACCGTTTCTAACGGAATACGAGCGAGAACCAATCCACCAACTCCAAACACACCTTCAAATTTACCTGATTCGACCACGGGAGCCTCAAAATCCGGGTATTCGTCTGCTCTCACAAGCTCATACCCTTCTCTCAAACGAGCAGAAATGTTCTTACGGTCATCAAAACCACGAACTTCTGCTCTAATCCAGCGGTGCTTGTACCCCTCGGGTGCAGGCGGTGCTTCGAGCATGGATGGGGGAGCCCAAGGCTTTCGCCGTTGCTCCTTCTCCCTGCTGTCTTTAGCGCGAGGAGACCGATCAATACCTTCAAAACCAACTTTCTTTGTAGCCATTGTCATCTCCTATTTGACATATTTCGCGTATTCTTCTAGCGGCACACCCAATCTTTTGGCTATAGCAACCTGGCTAGGCGTGAGTTTCCGTTTTGTAGAGCGCCCTGTTGACGAATTAGTGCGAGATACTCCAGCCACGTTCTGGGCGGGCTTTCGACTGGTCTCGGTATCAGAATTATCAGAGAATTTGTGCGGGAACTCCTGCTTAATCCTCTTATCTAGTTCATCATAGTACTCATTCGTTTGTGGGTCAAACCCCTGGTCCTGTATGAGTTCTTGATGTATCCCATATGCAGCAAAGGTCATGGTCCGGTCTTGGCCAAACCATTCGTTCTTATCTGCCCATTCTTCCGCCTTTGGATCAGGACGTTGAGCAGGTTGTTGAGCCTGTGGCTGCTGCTGTGCTTGAGCCTGCGGAGCTTGTTGCTGCTCTTGTTCTCGACGAACGGCTCTAGCTTGCTGGGCCCTTTTGGCATCGTCTAGTTTAGAAGACGCTACCTGTAGATTAGTCAGCTTTTGTTGAGCTTCTAAAGCCTTATCCGGGTCGCCCGTAGCTATGGCACGTTTGTAATCCTCTTGAGCTTGAGTTAACTCAGCCGTAAGCCGACCGCCATATTCATTCAGATAACCAGCGTCCACCTGCTGTAGCTTGGCTTTTAACTGGTCAGACTCTGTTTGAACCGACTTGGCGTATACCACCGCCTCTTCGCGCTGCCTCTCGGCTTCACGCATTTTCTTGGTCAGGCGATCTATACGTTTTTGAACACCCGCAGTGTATTTCTGGTGCTCATCATCGTCTTCAGACCCTTCAACCGGCTCTTCTGAAGAAACGCTAGAGACCGCTACCTCGACCTCCTGTTCCTCTTCGTTTTCACCTAGTTCTATGTCTACTGTGCCGTCATCCGGCTCATAAGCTTTATTTTCCTGTTCTTCCACCATGTTTACCCCTTAAAAGCTAATAATGTCTTCTGGATCAGATATAGTGGCTAAAATCTCGTCATCGTTAAGGATGCGGACTTCTCCACCGTCTATGCGAAACCTAGAGCCAGCGTATCGAGCAAAAATCACCCAATCTTTTTCCTGGCACCAGGGGCCCTCTGGAAACTTTTCCGTGTCTTTGTACGCCAAAGGACCTTGCTTTAAGACATATCCGACTACGGTCTGTATTTGACCGTCTTCTAAAACTTTCTCAGGAATGTAAATGCCACCCTCTGTTTGAGCCTTTCCCCGATAGGGAAGTATCAACATGCGCCAGCCTGTTGGGTCGGGCATGCGCTCTAAAAGAGAGGCGTCTGCCTTGGAGGGGTCTAACACACGTTCCGCGGGCTCAACGTAGAGATCATCTACGCCCCCTTCTTCAAAGGTTTCACGTGAAACGTCTTCTTCTTTCTTTTTAGCTTCAGCAGCTTCTTTATCTAGCTGATCCGCCAAATAACCTGGCACTTCAATCATTCATGCGCTCCTGTTGTTCTAGCAGGCCCGAGAGTTCCTGTGCTATGTAATTTAAAGCGTCTAACTCCCCCATAAGTTGCTTGTAGGCTTCTAAAGAGGTGACGCCGTTGTTTTCTAAAATATCCAAAACTAAAGACTTACGTTCTTTTAGTTTCTTTTGGATAAATTGTACTACGACTAGATCATCCATGCTGTCTCCATATGATAAAATCGTAGCGAATCTTATAATCGGTCCTCGTATTCTGCAACAGGTGGGATCGAACTTTCGTCACATAAAGCACGATTTCTTAAATGCGCCTGTTGAATAAGGATTTTGCTCTGACCAAAGTATTCAACGGCTAGGTGGTTTTTAACCAACTCTTCACAAAGCCATTTGTCATGACGCTTAAAATCGCCCATATAGCGTCCGTACTTGCCGCCTTTGTCCTTATAGGTTCTGAGCGTTACCTCGGTGCCAACAGGCATAAATTCTTCTACAAATTTCTTCGCCAAGAGCCCGTATTTCTTCTCTTCCTTATCTCGGGTCCTAGATTCGGGTGCGTCAATTCCGTAAAGGCGAATACGCCCACGCTTACCACCCACAAAAGTATCAAAGCCAAGGTCCACCAGAACATCAACGGTGTCTCCATCTACAATTTTGACCACGGTAGCAGCGTACTCAAACATAGCTACCCGCCTTAATCATGTCGGTAAGCTCTAAAGCTCGACCACCAACCTGTTTGGCCCACCTGGAATCCATGAACTCTACGGCGGCTTTGTCATAATCCTGCTCAGTCATAGCCGCTATGGCGTTCTTGAACCCTCGGAAACGAGTTGCCCCAAGGTTAAAGAAAATGTCCAAAATAGCGTCTCTACGAGCCCCTTCCAAGGTTCTAAACCAGACATATTCCGCATTAAGCTCTGCTTCACAACGATCTAAATCGTTCTGTAACAGGAAATTGACCTCTTCTTCAGACAAACCAATGCCGTTTTCAGGGTCGATATTTCTCCCTATTCCAAGTGTCCAGTAACCAGCAGGGCATTTATATGCCACGTGGCGACCATTAGTCTTAACCTCGCCCTCGTGGCGCTTGAGCATTTCTATTAGCTTTTCCATTATTTTTTATTGCTCGAACCGCCATAAAAAAAAGCGGCTGCTGTGCCTAATATCCCCGATAACTGGCCCAATACTAGAGATATGATGGTCTCATCATTCTGGTCATGCGGCATGATGGTCACCGCCATGACGTAGGTACCATACAAAGCCAAAGCTAAGATGCTAAATATCTTCGGTGTCCAGTCCGTAGAAAACTTAGCTCGGGCGTCTTTTCTGTCCGCGACCTCAGTCTTAAACGACTCCAGGTCAATCTCCATAGCACGAATGCTCTGGGAAAAATCTTTGTCTGCTTGCTTCAGGAGAGGCGCTTTTTCCGGCTCGCGCTCAATAAGGTCTTCTATTTCGTTGGCCGTAGCCGTGTCAGGAAGACCTATTTTCTTAGCCGCCATCTTGACGGCCATACCGGCCATCGGACCGCCAGCCGCCTGTGCAATGGTGGGAGCTAAAGATTTAAGTAATCCGCCTAACTTCATTTAAACAACAGCACCAGTTGTATAAGTAATCGGAGATCAGCTATCAGCGTCTTCTTCCGCGACAATCTCATCGATAGTATCGCATACATCTGGGACAACTACACCTGTTGTAGCTGACAAGGCACTACGCCCGACGGCTCGGACGCCTTTATAAAATTGAGAGCAATAAAGTTCTTTGTTATCAATGACTTGTTGTACAGAAGTGCAACTACTCAAAAGCACAAATATGGACAATATCGCATATCTCATTAAAAAACTCCTTGGAAACGTTGCGGTCTAATAGCAATTGGGCTGTAGCCTTTCAAAGCAGCACCGCCGCTACTCATTTCTTTTGGCTTCGACCTACCTGCCGAGTTTAAAGCAATGGCCACCGCCTGTTTCTGGGGGTAGCCCTCGTCTTTAAGCTTGCCAATGTTAGAACTGATGGTCTTCTGACTAGACCCACGCATCAAAGGCATATCGTCACCTACGCATTAGTGAATTCAGCACCACGCAATGCAGCACCCATACCACGGCGCTTGCCCTTGGTGATCTTTGCTTTTGCTATGTTTGGGGTCTTCTCATCTTTTAAAGTTGCATATGGTATGCGACCTTGACCCTCAATGTCAGCATATTTCGTAGGTTTTGGTGGTTCTTTGATTGGTCCACCCATAATTTTTACAGAACTCATACTAACCTCCTCGGTTATTTCTTAATCTCAGCAGCTCACGCTGCGCCTGAGCGTCTAACCTAGCAACTGTTTGAGCCTCTTGACTCGCCAGCCGCTCATCAAATTGTCTAGCTCTCTCTTGAACTTTCGCTTGCTCCAGACCCAGCTTAGCTTGGTCTAAACTAGTGTCGTTCTGTTCCGCCTGAGCCTTTAACTGAAGCTCCTGCTGTTTTAGAGCAATCAACGGATCAGGGCCTTCCTGTTTAGGCTGCGATTGACCTGCAATACCTATGCTCATCTGCCTCAAGTTTTGAAGCTCCTGGGCCACGACTTGAGCTACCATACCCTCTATCTGTAGCATCTGGTCGTCTGTAGGTGCTTGTTGGCCGTTCTGCTGCAAAAACATGACCATAGCCGTCTCTTCTGCCTTGATCTTCACATGCTCCGTCACGTGCTTCTGAAGAGCTGTCAGGACCACTGGGTTCTGTGCAGCTATTGGCGAAGCACTGAATAGCAGGTGCGACATGATGTGAGCGTCATGATTCTGCCCATCAAAAGCCTTGAGCCTGATGTTGTCCAGGACGTCGATGTTTTCTTGTGCCGGGTCTTTGGGAACAGGCTCATTAGAGCTATCGACGTTAAGTATCTTATCAACGTCTTTAACACCCAAAGCGTCATACATGCGACGATATGCTTCATGCAAATTGTGTATCTGAGGAGCTTGTGTAGCGAGCTGTAACTGCGACTGAGCCAGGGCAATTCGCTGCGCTTGCGAAAAAACGTTTGGATTGGATACCGGTATAACATCCACACGATCATCAAAATCCGACGCCATAACCGCTTGGTCACCGCCTTCTACCGAGAACGGGTACTCTTGCGGTAAAGATTCGTGCATAACTCGTGCCATTAGCTTGAATTCTTGGCGCATTGCATAGTGCATACGCTTATGAACCGCACTCATGACTCGACTACCCTGCTCCAGGAGCGCTACTGTGGTGCCCACCGCAGCATTCTGGTTACCCTCACCTACTTTCATGTCCGTTATGGTTGCAAAACGCCTTCCAGCGTCTACCACAAAGCCCAAAAGTTGAAAAAGCGTGGTATCCGGGCCTTTAAACGGTAAAGGCAACAAACTTTCACGGATTGCGCCGCCAGGAGCGTCTACATCACGGAATTCACCCGGTTGTAGCGGTTCGCTGTCCTCGGCTATACGAAGCCCTCTGGCCTTAAAGCCAGCAGGGAGGTTAGACAGGGTGCCTGCGTC